TTTTTTCATTTTTAATACCTTCATCAAAGTTTCATCAGAATCAAATGATTGCTTATAAGTAAAGTATGTGTCAGTTAATTGCTTAACCTTAGTACATTTAGCTACCTCCATCATTATTTCTTCTCTTGTAGGCTCATCTTCTAAGATTTCAGCTACAACAGTCTGCACTGGCTTAGAGGTTTTTTTTGGCTCATCATGTACAAAATCCATCTCCTCAGCAGGTGTCGCCTCGAATCCAGCAGCTTTCATCAACCATGCTAACTGATTACGGAATGCTTTACCTACTGCTCTAGTCTGTGCCATAGATAAGATAGCATACTCATCAAAGAACTTTTTGCTACCCTCTTTGTTAGAGCATATTGCTATACCTACTGACACTAACTTGTTGTCTTGGTACGATCTAACTTCACAAGTAGCCATGTACTTAACCTCTGTTTCACTAGATAAGTCTTGTACGCTTGTAATGATAGGGAATAAGCCTAATGAAGCTCCAGCCATCTGCCATGCTTCTACATTACAATAGTCCTTTCCTTTAATGTTAGATACTAAGTGTGCATCCTTTACAAAGCGTTTAAGCTCGTTAGATAAAGAAAGCATAGAGTCCTTGTTGACCATTTGGTAACTAGGAGCTTGAATTTGTGTGTTAGTTGTTTGCAGTTCCATTTGTTAATTGATTTTGTTGTGTAAAAAATTGTGCCTTTCTAATTGGATATTGTTCCCACATTTTAACTATAGCTTCCATAGTTTCAAAACTTGATTGGCTGTAGCTCATGTTGTGGATGATTTTTGCGACAAAGATTCTTTTGTCTGTTTCGTTTAAGTGTGCAAATGATGATAGCATAATGTTTAGTTTGATGTTAAAATATTTAGTTTTTTGTTGTTTGTGTGTAAGCATAATACTTGTTGTACCTCCTGAAACTGGTCCTTATAAAACTTGATGCACTCTACATCGTTTTGGAATGTCATAATCCCATGAATAACTGTAGTGTGATCCCTATCGAATGCTTGACCTATTTCCTTTAACGTCATCGAAAAATAACGTCTGAAAATAAAGTAGCACATATTCCTAGCGAATACCAAGCTTTTACTTCTGTTTGGCGTAAGTACTTTGCTTCTATCAGCTTTTAATACTTCGCATACAGTTTTAATAACTTGCTCAAATCTTATCTCTCTGTGTTTTAGTCCTGGCATAACGTAATAGCTTATTTCTGATGCTCCCATATTTGGTTTTTAAGTAATTCAAGTTTTTTGTCATAGAATGTTTTGATTAACTCGGTCATCTCGTAATCATTGTTTTTAAGTCTTGTTTCTATTACATAACGACTATAGCCTGTTATTTCCATAATCTTCTTCATGTCGCCATACTTAAATAGGCTTTTGTAATCTGTAATCTCTAGCATTTGTTTGTGTTTTTAAAGTGATTGATATGTCTGTCTATTCCTTGAACTGCTGCATCTAAAGAAGCGTAGTAACTTGCTCTCCAGTAATACCATTTGCCATGTAGGATTTGGTTATCCCATGTTATAAACATCCCTTTGTAGGTGTATTGTTTTGACATTCTTCCGTTACTGTTTACATAGGTAAACTCTTCTTTGATACCTTTTTTCTTTTGTTCGAGGGTTAGTTTCAGCATTGGTTTGGTTTTTACTCTTGCGAGGGTTTTGGATAGATTTTTGTTTCTAGTATTTCTATTGTTCTAAGTGGTAGACCTTGACTAAGCTTCTCAAAGATGGCATAAGCTACCTCTTTTTTAGTGCTGATAGTTCCACTGATAAATACACCATCTTGCTTAGTAAAATAGATTGTGTCATTAAGTAATTGGTCTGTTTCGGCTACGAATTCGAATTTCATGTTTGTTTGTTTTATTTGTTAAGTTTTTGGAGTCTTGTAAAGTAGGTTTTTGGATCACCAATCTTAACCTGGCTCATGTTCCTTTCGTATTCTACAGGATGAATGCAGGTTTTTGTCTGATGATTGTAATAGGCTTGTTCGCCTTTGTCGATGATTGTGCCAGTAATACCGCACTTCATCTTTGAGTTGAGTGTGATTAATTCGTGCATGGGTTTTTTGTTTTGTTTGTGAAGTGTAAAATTAGGAAGTTTTTGGATATATTTAAAGTTTTTAGCAGGTTTTTTGTTAAGGAAATCATAAAAGATTTTTGCTGGATTTTTGCGTACCAGATTTTTGCGAGGTTTTTGGGGAGTTTTTGCATAGGGTTTTTGGCAGGTTTTTGGGTGCAACTGATTATTAGTTGCATAGTCAACAATGTTGCAACATCAATGGTATAACATCAATGTTAAAACATCAATATTACACATAATGTTTGCAATATCATGACATAATGCACAAAATCAATTCTTTGCCCATTTTTAGCCCGATTCAGCCATTTTGATATGTTAGTAATGGTATTACATTGTTTTATATTTTTAGTGTCTTAAATTGCCTTATTTTGGCTATTTTTTATAATTGGTACATGCTTATACCTAAAAAAGTGAATACCCATATTTCAGGATATTCACTTACACAATAGAAAACCAACAATATTATTTTTCCTCAATTACCCATTCACTACATTTTGTACACAATAGCATGTCAAAATAATTATCATGCACCATATCGTCTAAAGAATGGACTTCATTACATGATTCGCAATACTCGAATTTATCCTCAATGGAATATTTATCATTCTTTTTATCCTTTGCATGATAATCCCATTTTTTTGGGTAATATGTATACGAATGTCTTTTGTATGTTTCATTCGAATACCATGCACCATTGTCCCATTTTCCCGCATTTTCATTCAAAATGTAAAATTGTCCTGTTGCATCCATGAAAACGAATTTATTTCGATTGCCTATTGTATACTCAATCAATGCCATAATGGTATCATTTTGAACAAAATTGTTAGGCAATCCTTTCATAAATGAATTATTGAAAATTTGCGTATCATTAATATTTGAATATAAAGGAACATCAATGTCCAAAATTCCGTTATGACAAAAATATAGGTCATTATTAACCTTAAATGGGTGACAATTCCTGTCATTAATTCCGCCACTTGTTGCAATGCGAAAATGCATAACAATATTTGAATTCACTTTGTCCGCATGTTTTTTAAGTTTCATGAATTCGTTAAATGAATGCATCTCTTTATTGACAATAATTTTTCCATTTTCAACATACATGATTCCCGCCCCGTCTTTGTTAGCATCCCAACAATTTTTCAATGTTGATTCCTTTATTTTTACGCCCAATGGCTGAATAGCTATAATGCACATATTATAAGTTTTTTAAGTTTATGAATTTTTTTAAATTGGAATAGTCGCAAGATGATTCAATATATAATTTAAACCCGTCCAATGTCACATCTTTATTTTCCTTTGTGTACATGAATAATGCATGTGCAAATTCAATATTTTTCATGAAGGAATTAATATTTAGAGTTCCTCGAAATATGCGAATTTCAATCGTTTGACTATTTTTTAGATTGATTGCTACATATCGTTCGCTATTCCCGTCCTTTTTCTTTGCTTTATATATCAATGAAGTATCATTGTCATCCTCAATGTTAGCCCATTTTTTAAGTTTTTCCATTTTCCTTTGTGAAATAGACACAATGAATTCTTTATTTTCTACAAAGAATTTAAGAAAACGATATAAATGCCATGTGGTGAAATTATTTTTACTAATGTGAATGTGCATCCCGCATGTATTTGCGTCGTATGAATTATACCCGTTTTCAACTAACAATTTCAGGGAATTAGTAAATTCCTTTGTACTTTGTTGAATGTAGTTGAATGTCATGGGATGAGTAACAATTTCAAATCCGTCCGTTAACGATCCGTCCGTTTTGAAATACCAATGTTCATGGTCAATCAATCCCGCCATGTATTTATGTTTTAATCCATTACTATTTTTCCTTTCAACCTCTAATTCAATACCGAAAAAAGGTGCATTTTCATTCTCATTCGATAATTTATGGAATTTCATAACAGGTCGGTATGAATAGGAATTTATACATGCTGCATCCAAATCATTATCATCTTCTTCTTCATCCTCTTCGCTACCTTCTTCGGGTTCATCATGCCATTCGCAGTCCGATTCCCAATAATATACATCATCAATATTTCTAATGTCACCATTGCAATCATGAACTAAATTATATCGTTCCATATAATTTGAACTAATCCATGACCCATTGTACTCATAAATATCATTCCCGCTACTGCAATTGTCATCATGTGTATAATATCCGTCGCGTCCTGTTTCTACCCAGCTTGCATTATCTCTTAATATGTAGCATTCGTCCAATTCGTCATAAACATAATCATCTTCATCCTCAATCTCATGCAAGAATTCACCTTCAGCAATAATGCAATCATCCTTGAATGCATAATATCCTGAATAAGTATTGATAATACTTTCATAATTATTGCCTTTGTCCAATTCTTTCCATTCAGGTCTTAAATAGCCATTTTTAATTGATTTCTCAATCATCTGCATAATTACCCTTAAGGTAGTAAATGCCATTGTTTTTTGTTGTGTTGTGTTTTCCATGTCTTGTTGTGTTGTGTTTAATAGTTTTATTTATCCTTTATGTGTTCAACTATTGTTTTCCCGAATATTACAACAGGATAACAAATTAGAACGATCAAGATGAATTCACCTAATGAAATAAATTGATTCATGATAATTTAATTTTAATAGTTATGTAAATGTATTTTGCTACATGAAATAAGAATATCCCAAAAATGATTAACTGAATTGGGAATAAGAATTGTAATGCGTTTTCCATAATTAGTATGCATTTTGTTTTATAATGCAGAATAAAGATATGTAAACATCTTTAAATAATTGCAAATATTTATAAGTTTATTTTTATAGTTTATTCAATGTTTCACCATTGAATTAGTAATATTATATTATACATTGTTGAATTAGTAATTTAATATTATATTAATAATAGTATAAGTATTATAATAATATAAGTACTTTACTAATTATATTATAGGTAGTATATTAATATAATAGATTGCGGTATTTTTACTTTTTGCGTTTCAGTCACTTATCAATCATTAAATTATTCGTACTAACTTTGGCTAACACATACCAACAAATTAACGAATGAATAAGACACACAAACAGCCAATAATATATATTATGTTAAATAGCAACCCCCTACCCTATTTTTTAGCGTAGATAATAGGGGAGACCCCTTGTGCCCCCCAATATTCTGATATAAAACAATGATTTTAACATTTTTAAACATTTGAGATGAAAGATACTTACGGCAAACGAGAGTACACTTGTAAATGTGGAACTAAGACTGATGGATACGTTTGGTTTAGTCAAATTAAGACTACAGAGTTTGAATGCACTAATTGTGGCAAGTGGTTAGGTCATGATAACCTAGAAAAGAAGGTCACTAGCATTATTTCAATACGCACACCAACAAAGAATAGATAATATGAACGCACAATTCAAAGAAATAGCTAAAGAGGCTTTTATCATAGCTTACAAGGAGAACTTTGGCAATATCACCATATCATGTGAGGCTTCTGGAGTCGGTAGGACGCAGTATAAGACTTGGTTGAAGGATGATCCTGACTTTGCTAAGAGGTTGGCTGAAATCGAGCCTGAGGAGATAATGCTTGACTTTGGCGAACAAAAGCTAATGGAGAGGATTGCTAGGGGTGATACCTTAGCTACAATGTTCTTACTGAAGACTAGAGGCAAGAGAAGAGGGTATATCGAGAAGACTGAGGTTGCTCATGAAGGAGATGTGGTTAAGCAGATTACAGTCAACGTAGTTAAACCGAATCAAATTGGAGATATTATGAAACAAGTAGACGGAGATGAGCACAAAGCGTTACCTCAAGGTGAGATAATCAACTTTGATACGCAAACAGAGCCAGGAATGGTCGTACCTGCTTACAAGGCAGGGGAAAGTGATGAAATCCCTCTTTATAACCATGATAAAGGCGAATTATTGGATATTAATGAAGATGGTGAGTATGAGGAGTAGCTACAATGCCTCTATTTCGCATTTTAAGACGATTCTACGGCTTTTAACCCTATGTGTAGTACTATGTGTCCACTTTGGGATTGAAAGGCTTAAATGGGGCTTAAAATAGCAAAGGGGGTATACCCTTGTATAAAACCAAAAGTTTTCTAATGGTAAACACACAACCAATTTTTTAATTTTTTTTCCTATGTCTTATGAATGTAACCACAAACATCGTCTTCGAAATCCTGCAAAACAGCCAAAAAAAAATATCAGTTATGCAAGGCGGAACAAGGTCTGGCAAAACTTACAATGTATTGACTTGGTTTATCGTGAAATTATTACAAGAGAAGGGAAAAACCCTAACCATTTGCAGATCCTCGTTGCCATCCATAAAAGGCTCAGTGATGAGAGACTTTATCGAAATACTATCGAAATATGGATTATACTCAGAAGAAAAGCACAACAAATCAGAAAATCTTTACTTCTTAGGAGGCAATGTCGTAGAGTTCGTCTCTACCGATCAGCCACAAAAAATAAGAGGTCGTAAAAGAAACTACTTGTTTATAAACGAGGCTAACGAGGTAAACTACGAATCTTGGATGCAGTTAGCATTAAGAACCACAGAAAAGATTGTAATTGACTATAACCCTTCGGATTACTATTCTTGGATTTACGATAAGGTCGTTCCGAGAGAGGATGCGGACTTTACCATCACTACCTACCTAGACAACCCATTTCTTGAAAAATCAATTGTAGATGAAATCGAGAGGCTTAAAACAGCCGACCATGAATATTGGCGTGTTTATGGCTTAGGAGAGAGAGCAATATCCCAAGCGACCATTTATACGCATTGGAAGCGTAGAAGGAACTTCCCTGATGGCGGAGATGTGTTTTACGGACTTGACTTTGGCTTTAACAACCAAACAGCCCTTGTTAGGGTTAAGAACTTTGATGGCGAGTTATTTGTCGACCAATTAATCTACGATACCAAAATGTCAACCGCTTTACTAATCGACAGGATGCGTTCTTTAGGGCTTGATAGGAACTCAGAGATATATGCCGACCCTGCTGAACCTAAAACCATCTCGGAAGTGAATAAGGCAGGATTTAACTTGAAGAGTGCTGTTAAGGATGTTTATGCAGGAATCAACAAGGTAAAATCATTTCCTTTGCATATCAAGTCAGAGTCCTTAGATTTGCTTGATGAGATTAAAAACTACAAGTGGAAGACCGATACAGATGGTAACACACTTGATGAACCTGTGAAGTTTCGAGATCACTTAATGGACTCTATGAGGTATGCCATATACACAAAATATGCGAAACCTAAAAGAGGGTGGGTTGTATAGCATAAAAATTTGTTACTTTTGTAAAAATAATATATAGCGTGAATTTAACGGACATACTAAAGGCAGCTAACCCTTTTCAACAGAAGGCAGCTCCAAAGGTGACTTTTAACAATCCTTTTACTGATTTCGGTGGATTGATTGGCGGAAGAACACTTTATCCAGAATTAGACCAGCAAAAATTTGTACTTGACTATAAAAACAATAGTGAGGTATATGCTATCATCAAACGTATCTCTAAAACTATTTCTACTGTTCCTTTCTATGTTTATCAGATAAAGAACAAAAAAGAATTAGCAAGATACAAGTCAATGCTAAGTAATGCAACATCTACTACAGATATTGCTAAAGCTGAGTTAGTTCGTGTAAAAGCAGTTGCTGAGATTGCTGATTCACCTTTAAACGATTTGCTAGAAAAACCAAATGAATATCAATCATTCTCTGAATTTATCGAGAGTGCTGTAGGTTATAAACTAATTACTGGTAACACTTACATCTGGGCGAATAGATTAGCATCAGGTAAGGTTGCAGAACTTGTTACACTCCCATCTCAATACGTTGCCATTATTTCTGATGGTACAATAAATGGGGTTGAAGGTTATTCTTTTACGCTAGTTGGATGGGATCAATTAGATGCGAAAGACGTAATCCATCTAAAATACTTCAACCCTTACTTTGACACTAACGGACAACAGCTTTATGGCTTGAGTCCTTTACAAGCGGCATATAGAACTGTACAGCGTTCTAACGATGCAAAAGATACATCGGTAGGTATGTTGCAGAATCAAGGACCTAAAGGTATCTTGTCTGCTGATGAATCAAATGATTTCGGACCAGAGGCAGCAGGAAAGCTTAAAGAAGATTTTTACAATCAGTACGGAACAAAAACTCAAGCTGGTATTTTAAAAAATGCTGGTAAGATTTTGATTGCAGGTGCAAAGTTGAATTGGATTAACATGGGTTTAAGTCCTATCGACTTGCAGTTGTTAGAATCAGAGAAAGTAACACTTAGAGAACTTTGTAATGTTTATGGAGTGAACTCTGCGTTGTTTAACGATCCTGATAATAAGACTTATAACAACATGAAGGAAGCTAAGAAGGAAATGTTGACTCAAGTAGTCCTTCCTGAGTTAGTAGCTCTTCGTGATGCGTTCAATAGATTCTTTGCAACTGAAATTGGTCAAGGTTACTATATCGATTTTGACTTGACAGTATTCCCAGAATTACAAGAAGACATGAAAGAGCTTAGTGCTATTCTTTCTCAATCTTGGTGGATTACTCCAAACGAGAAGAGAGCAGCTATGCGTTATGATACTATGGAAGGAACTGAAATGGATGAGATATTTATCCCAGCAGGTTACTTGCCTATTGATGAGTTGACTATGTTACAAGACCCTAGAGATGCTCAACAACAAAGTGACTATAATTTGCCACCTGTAAAAAGTGAAGGTTTTTTTTTGAGTAAGAACGAGCAAGTAGACGAAGTATTTACAAAGTACAAGGCTACCGTTAACATGAGCTACTCAGAGCTAGAAGCCTGGTCAAATACAGAATGCTCAAAGAAGGCATCACTTGACAGAAGCCCTATCACTAGAAACCTAAGACTATTGTCTAAGAAGAAAGAAGATTGGACTACTAAGGATGCAGAAGATGCAAACAGAACTATAAGCTTTGTTAGCAGAATGAGAGGAGCAGAACAAGGTGAACCAGCAGCAGAAGGCTGTCCTTCTAAAAGAGATATATCATTAAAAAATTGGGCTTACGATCCATCAAAATAAATACTATGAAATCATTTGACATCCTAGAAAAAACAATTAATAACCTTTTAGAATTAAAAAGGTTAACTGAGAAAAATACTAAGGGTATTAATCATGCAAATAAACTTATAGCTGCTGGAGATGTAATTACACCTGATAGTTGGGTAAGACCAACAGCAGAAATGGAGAATGCTTATCTAGAAGAAAATGGATATGATAAATACTGTCTATGGTTTCTTGGAGTAGACCCAGAGCTTAGTGAAGATACTAAAGGTCATTACGGCTATATTTATACTTCTGACTTCAAAACTGTAGACAGAAGAGGATTGGCAGCGATAAGACAATATGCAGCTCAAAACAATATGAACTCAATTTTTGCAGCAGCAGGAAAAATGATTGAAGCTATAGA